TTCACAGATACGTTGTTATTGATGATGTCAAGGTTCCTGTTGCGAATGGAGAGGCATTATTTGAGAATGTGTCGATATATGAAGGTACATTAATCAATGATAGTTACACTGTTAACACTGCTTCTAGCAATCAGAGATTCATTTTAAGTAATTCTGGAGCAGATACGAGTACAATTCGTGTAAAAGTCTTCCCATCTAGACAATCTACCTCATTTGTATACTATAATCAGATTAATAGTATCATTGATATAGGTAGTGCGGATGAAATTTTCTATGTTGATGAAAATTTAGATGAACAATACCAACTTTTCTTCGGAGATGGTGTAATTGGAAGAAAATTGGAGAATAGTGAGTTTATTGAGGTCTCATATTTGATCACTAGTGGTGAAGCAACCAATGGTGCATCATTATTTACGTTTACTGGCACATTATTAGATGCTAATGACACCTCATATCCACTAAATGTTACTGATATTACAACAGTCTCAAATGCTTCTGGTGGTGCTGCTATCGAGCATATTGATAAAATCAAGTATAATGCTCCTAAACTGTATTCAACCCAGAATAGGGCGGTTACAGCAGCAGATTACGCTGCAATAGTACGTAAGATCTACCCTGCGGTATCGGATATTATCGTTTATGGTGGAGAGGAAGAAAGATATCCTGAATTTGGTAAAGTAAAGATCTGTATTAAACCAAATAGTGGTTCTACTTTATCTGCTTTCACTAAACAACAAATTATAGAACAACTGAAAGATTATTCTGTTGCATCTGTTACACCAGATATTACTGATGCATCTGTTGTATATCTTGAGTTAAACAGTAAAATCAATTATAATACAAGGATAACTAATCAATTCCCAGAAGATATAAAAGCAAAAGTTATCAAAGCAGTAGATAATTATTCAAGTCTTTCAGGAACAGAGAAATTTAACGGTAAATTTAGGTATAGTAAATATATTGGCGTAATTGATGAATCTGATACTTCTATTACATCTAATACAACTGATGTGATGATGCGGAAGGATTTCTATCCTGCCATCAATTCTACCTATTTTTATGAACTATGCTTCCAAAATCCGATTAAAAAATCATGTGATGGTCCAACTGTTTCGAGTACAGGATTTGTTGTCTCTGAATATGGTAATTATATCTCATATATTGAAGATAGGGATGGTAAAATAGTCCTATATAGACTAGATCCTGCAACGGGAGACAAAGTTGTCCTGAATGATAATCTTGGTACGGTAGATTATGCAGATGGCGAAATAATGTTACACGATTTAACTATTATTGTAGGGACACATTTTGATAATAGAATTGAAGTTCGTGTAGAACCAGAAAATAAAGATATTTCTGCTAACAGAAGTCTATATTTAGATGTTGATATGTCAAATAGTAAATTTGCGGTATATCCAGAGTAAATGAATACACAGATTTCTTCTCTAATTGAAGATCAGCTGCCAGGTTTTATTACCGCTGAATATGAGAACTTTACTAAAGTTCTCGAAGCTTACTATGAGCAATTAGAATGTCCTGGTCAACCTCTTGATATTATTACAAATATCACTCAATATCGTGATATAGATTACTATGAGAAGCATCTTCTAAAAGAGAGATCTACATTATTTGCTAATATCAGTGATACAGATGATACTTTTTCTGTAGCTGATGGTTCTTCTTTTCCTGAAAAGAATGGATATGTCAAGATCGACAATGAAATCTTATTCTATAAAGAACGAATCGGTGATACCTTCTACAATGTTTCAAGGGGTGTTAGTGGTACTACTAAATTAGGTGATCTGTATTCACCAGAGACATTTATATCTTCAGAGGCTTCATCACATAATGAGAACGTAAATGTTGATAATTTAAGTCATTTATTCTTATATGCATTAACAAGAGCATTTGAGAAAGAATATCTAGAGTCTTTTCCAGAAGCATATTTAAAAGATGATGTTGATAAGAGAACTCTTATCAAAAATATTGGTAATTTCTATAAAGTAAAAGGAAATGATAAATCGATTAGATTTATCTTCAATACTATCATCTCAAAGAGTATAGATGATATTCCAACTACATATAATCCAAAAGATCACACTTTAAAGGTATCTACGTCCGATTGGGACTCGTCTTATGGTCTACAGACAGTCATTCTATCAGGAAATCCAGAATGGTTGATTGGAGAGCAAATTGTACAGCAATCAGATAGGTTTGCACCAAATCTTTCATATGCTTCTGTTAACGTAGAAAACGTTATTCCTATTTCTGAACTTGGAGATGCTCCTCTTTATAGTTTAGTTTTAAACCCCACATCACTTAATGGTGAGTTTGTTATACCACAACAAACAATATTAACTAAATCTATTACATCATCTGCAGGACCTGGAGATAAAATTACAGTCGATTCTACATTTGGATGGAAAGAGCAAGAAGGTAGTATTGTTATTAATGGTGAAATGATTGAATATTCTGCCAAATCAGCAAGGCAGTTTACAATCAAAAAGCGGGGAATGATCTCCCAAATACATGGAATTGGTGATAAAGTATATAATTATTCTACTGCTAAAGCAGAAACTGCTAATGGAACTGTTACGATGCTTATATATGGCATTTTAACAAGATTAGAAGTTGATGAGGTATCACCTTATGCTCGATCCAATGATAGGATTCAAATTTCTAAACCTGGGTTTGAAACTAGAGATCCTATTCTATATGATGAATATGTAAAGAATTACAGATGGAAGGTAAATGCAAATGCAACTTCTCCGTCAGTCCCTCTAAACCCAGTCATAGCAACGAGTTTGAGCGATACTATCGCTGATATTTCTTCTATATATGAAGATGATCAGTATTATTATATCGCTACTTCAAGTTATCCAACAACAGATATTTTGATTGCTAATGTTAGTGAAACATTAGTAGATCCCAATTTATTGAAATTACTTCCTAAAAAGACTACTACAACAACTGAAGTATACGCTACACCTAGATCAGATGTTGGTATTCTTGTTGATGGAAGTATTCTTTATAATCACAAGGATGCTGATTTAATTAAATATGGTCCTATTACCAAATTTAATATAACTGCTAGAGGTTCTGGATACCAAAAACCTCCGTATGTTCTTGTAAATGGACAATCAGGTAAAGCAAGTGCTGTATTAACTGGTGATTCTATTGATAGTATTATTACTACTAATACAGAGAGTTATACTGCACCTCCTACGATTGATATCGTATCAGGTAGGAATGCTAATTTGCAAGCAATCGTTACTTCTGGTAGTATTTCAAGTATAAGAATAGTCAATCCTGGAGAATATTATTCTTCTCCACCTTCCATCCTCATTAGTGATATTAATGGTAGAGGAAAATTTGCTCAATATAATGCAATTCTTTCTCCTCAAGGAGAGATTATAGATGCAGTTAAAGTTGATGGTGGAAAGTATTATACACAGGAAGGTGTACGTGTTACTGTAGTTCCTGATGCATTATACAGTCCTGCATCTGCTACATCTGAAATATATGAATGGGTTAAGAATAGGCATTTTTCTAATGCTGGTATTTTAGATAATAATGGTGGATATGTTGTTACTAATAGCGATAATGAGAGTCATTATGGTGTGGTTGGTAATCCAAAACAACTTCGTTATAGAATAGGTGATAATTTAACATCTACTACTTTAGTAGAAACATCTACTCTCAAGCATTCTCCTATTCTTGGTTATGCTTATGATGGTCATCCAATTTATGGTCCATATGGTTATACCAATCCTCTAGATAAAAATTCATCAATTGTTAGATTACAAAGTGGTTATTCTTTAAAAGCAGATAGAAAAGATGGTCCTATTCTAGATGATGCTCCATACCCTATGGGAACGTTTGTTAATGACTATGAATGGATAGCGACTATTCAAACTGGTAGTACTGTATTGGATAGAAATAATGGTAGATTCTGCGTTACACCAGAATATCCTGAAGGTGTTTATGCATATTTCTTAACTATTGATGAAAATAATGAATCAGTTTTTCCATATGCAGTAGGAACTAACTATTACTCTATTCCTGTTACATCAAACTACGAATATAATATTAAGCAAGATTCGATTCCCGCAAATGCTAAACGTCTCTATATTGGTGGAACCTTAAAGAATGGTGAGGGAGAGATCGCTCTTATCGATAATATTTCCAATGGTTCTGTTTCTGATCTTACTATAGAAGATTCGCAACCAATATATGGAGTAGGATCAAAGATTTATGTTGATGACTCGAATACAGATGGTTCTGGTGCTTCAGGATATGTAAAAACAACATATGGTAAGACAGTTGAATCAATTGAATCTGTAGAGGTAAGGGCAGTTCTTCTAGAGACTTCTACACCAGTGTATTCATTTGCTGGTGATATTATTACACAAGCATCTACTGGTGCTACAGGTGAATTGTTAAGAGATACCATCGAAGAAACTTCTTTTATTATAAGAAATGTACAAGGTGAATTTTCTCCTGAATCAGATATATCAACTAGTGGTCTTGCTGCATCTACAAAAACTATTTCTTCTAGTTCTACTGTAGTAAATCTATTACTTTCACAAAATAGTAGTTATACTAAAGATTATATATTGTCTTTGGTCAAAAAATCTGACACTACAGATATTATTGCTTCTGGAAGAATATTATCAACTACTGCTGATCAAAACTCTGTTAGAGTACTTGTTTTGAATGGTAATTTTAATGATTTCATTAATTATCCTGTAGGTGATACTATTCTTAAGAGCACTGATGTTTCAAATACTGCTGGAACAGAGATTGAGGTTGTAAAGCAGTTAAGTAAGGATATTGTTATTGTTGGTACTAATAGTGATATTGCTATTCTGGAAACAGATGGTGACCATAATATGGCAGAAGGTGATGTAGTAAACATTGAAGTAGATCCCGACGAGGAATCAACAGAATCAACATATTGGGTAAGAAGAAAGAGATTCCAAGAATTGGATCTAATTCCTACACAATTTAACGGAAAATTAAATGACACTGGTATTGGATCTTCTACGTTAGTTGGATATGGTAGAGATTATGTTGCAGGAACATATACTGATGTTCCATTAATCTTTAGTTCTTATACTACGGATAGAGATGATGTAGTCAACGCTAAAGCGACTATAACAGTACCGTCTACAAATTTTGATGGTAGTGGTAATATTTCATCAATTGAGATTACTGATGCTGGTTCTGGGTATCTTATAGACGATGTATTGACAATAGATCCAAGTGCTGTTGATAAAATAACTGCTGTTACATCTAGTGTTGATATTGATCCGACATTAGTTTTGCAAAATGGCGATGAAAGAGAAGTATTCCAACAAAGAAAATTCTCTGTTGCATCAGGTGATTATGCTACCTTAATGGCTGCTTTACCTGCCCCTGGTCAAATACTTGATACAGATGCTGGTGATAAATCAATATATTATCTTATTGAGGATGCTCCTAACTATACAATCACATATGCATTATTTCCTGAAAGTGCTGATTTAACTACATCAGATACTATTGGTGGCGTTGCACTTACTAATGTTTTCATTGATTATCCACCAGGAACACCAGAAGAACAATGGAGATTTAAGGTTGGTGGAGAAGAGAATCCAGATTATATAATAAGAGTAGGAAGTACCTTTACCTTAACTGCGATTGATACTGATCCTATTCGTATTGTTAGAGAGTATACAACTAAATTAAAAGAAGATTTTGTTGCTATAGAGGTTGATGAGTATACTGATGCTGGTGGTGTAACCAATAATGGTGCTACAACTGGTGATATAGTCTTTACTCCCACATATGCTGGGGAATTTTATTATATCGTTCCAGATCACGCAGAAGCAGTTGGTAAGATAACTGTATTGGGTCCACCCAATCCAGCAATTCCTTTATTGGGTGTTAACAGTATTGGTTTGGGTGTACAGAGAACAGATGCTGTACTAGATACAGTTTATTCCTTATCAGAAGGTGATAAGTTAAAAATTAATAGTGAAATCGTAAAGATTGTTTCTATTGATGACACAACTAGAAAAGTTACATTTGATAGAGGTCAAGATAATACTATTATAACAAATCATCCTATTAATAGTCAAGTAAAAGACTATGAATCAAAGTATAGGTTTACATTTAATGATAAAGTATTTGGTAATAGTATTAATGATCCAAGAGTAATATCGTATAATGAAGATACTCACAAGTTATTAGTTGCATTTGATTTTGCTTATGAAGGTGCTACTAATCCACTCAAGATTACAGAAGTTTCATCTTTTAGTGATCATAGTACACCAACAAAACTTGTTTCTATTTCCAAGGCATATGATAGTGTAGAGAAACTTCAATTCTCTCCTGATAATACTAATTTTGAAACTAATCCAGTATTACAGATACAGAAGTTTTACTTCTATAAATTTGATACTAGTCATCCTTCTATGTTGGGATCTTATCTTGATATTTCTACTAGTCCCAATTATAACATATTCACTGAAGAGAAGGAAGTTGGACTAATTGAACCTGGCAATACTGGTGCAAATATTAGAATTAGACTTGGTTATGGTCCAAATATTGGCAATGTTAAGAGAAAGACAGTTAATTTTATATCATACTATTATTTCTTAACCACAGAAGATATTGATACAGGTGGTTCGTATTTAAGTGTTAGAGAAGATCCTCTTGCAGGTGATAGAACAATATTATATACTACTCCAGATAAATTTGCTTATAGTTTGACTGGTGTTCCACAATATGATGGAACTGGTCAAATGAGATATACAGGTAAATCGGTTGGTAAGATTGCAACAGTTATTCTAGATAATCTTGGTTCTAACTACAATTCAGTTCCTGTAGTTAAAGGAGTTGTTCCTGCCTCACAGAATAAAGCTGTTATTGAATGTACGAGAGATGTTGTATCGCAGAGTATAACAGAATTAACTATAATAACTCCTGGAATTGGATATGTAAAACCAAAAGCAGTAGTTAGTAGTGGCGATGGGTCTGGATTAGAAATAGAACTATCTGTTCTTGATGGTTCGATTGTTAAGGCAGAAGTTATAAAACCAGGATCTGGTTATACTTTTACACCTAAACTTGATATAATTGAAACAGATAATAAACTATTCTTTACTTCTAAAGATATAGGAAAACCGCAAAGTGTTAAGTTCGTTAGGTATGGATCTGGTTATCATAACGATAGTTCCATTATTCCTTTCTTTAGTACACCTCATGTCTATATTTTATCTGATTTTGATATAGATGCTTTCCAGTTGGGAGAAACTGTAGAACAGAAAGTTAATGGTTTAGTTGTAGCATCTGGTGTTGTTTCTAAAAATGGTTGGAGACTTGGATCCAATATATTGAGATTACAGAATATTAATGGTGTTTTTAGAGAAGGATATCCTATTGTTAATAAACAGAGAGGAAAAACTGCTAAAATTGTTTCCATTGAGTATTCAAAATTTACTCCTAAAGTTAATACAAGAGAAACTAGATTAGGAAGATTTACATCAGATAGAGGAAAGGTTGGTTCAGCAAACCAAAGAATTACTGATTCTGATTTTTATCAAGATTATTCTTATGTAATACGCTCAAGAACTCCTATTAAAGATTGGCGTAATGCTATAAAGGATACAACACATCCTGCTGGATTTAAAGTATTTGGCGAAGTATATATTGAATCTGAAGCATCCACATTAATGGATGTTGCACAGGATCATACCGAGAAATTAACAACTTATGTTATTGTTCCACCAATATCAATAGACACTTATACAACAACTAGAACTATTTCACAGACAGTTTTAACTGGTTCTGATATTCAAGTTCGTAGAGGCGTTGGATCAGTTGCTGTTGATGCTTTTGACGAGACATTGACTAGAGTTAGAGAACTTACTTTATCTCCTGCTTTCGATGGTGATTATGATCCACAAACAGGTTTAAAAATAGGAAATAGAGTATTTACTATCATCGATAAAGAAACTGGTAGTGCATATTCTCCATATAATGAGCAAGAGTTGATGATAACTCTTGATGGTATCAACCAGGAACCAATAAAGTCATATACTATTACTGGCAATCAGATAAAATTCTGGGAACCACCCCTTGGTATTAGAACTGAAGGTAATGTTGAAATTGATGCACAATTCTTCTATGGTAGAGGATTTAAATTCAGAGAAGATAGTGATAATGCTCGTTATCTAAAAAGAATAAAGGATATATCATCACAATTTGATGGTAGACAGAAGAATTTTGATCTTTATTGGGAAGATGGTTCTGTTGTTAAAACTGATTTAAATGAAAATCTTTTGATATATCTTGATAGTATTTTACAACAAGGATCTTATACAATTAGAAGATTTGTTAGTGCAAATAAAACAGATAGACTTATTTTCAAAAAAGCACCACAGAATTATGCTGACATATATCCTGATTTACCACAATCTTTAGAGAACGAACAATATTTCCATGCTCATTCTGTGGGATCTTATGAAAGATTGCATATTGATGAGAAGGTAATACCATTTAATAACTCAAATTCGTATCTTATTCTTGATGAGAATAATAGTGTTAAATCGTTTGATTCTACGATGTATGCATATGTTTTTGTTAATGGTGTTTTCCAAAGAAATATTGAATCATATAGAATTGTTGGACCTAGTATTATATTCCATGATGCTTTAAAGTATAGTAAACAAGCAGATGGAAAGTATGTTACGGATAAAGTGGATATCCTTTATTTCTATGGAAAAGACTATCTACCATCATTGACATTCTTTGATTTTGAAGCAGATGCATTTTATAATAGAACTACTATAACATTTAATGAAAAATATGATGAATTTGCTTCGTGGATATCTCAATCTTCTGCAACAACTTATGTTTATCAGATTATTGGTGGAGTTAATAAAGTATGGGGTAAGGTAATTGAATATGAAAGTCTTACTGGTACTACATGGTCTTTAGATATACAATCACAAAATATAGAGTATGTTGACGGTGATAAGATTTACTTTAGTAGATCTACACAATTGGATAATCCATTAGAACTCACAGTTAGTTCCATTAGTGTCAGTTATAATACTAATGCTGCTGGTGAAAGGTTATTAAATCGTGTAGAGAGTAACTATGTTCCTTGGTTGGGTACTACAGATAAGTTAGATAGTTATGATTATAGAGGAGAATTGTTAAAGGAACATCCTTCTCTTAAGAAAGGTGATTTAATTAAAATTGATGGTGAGTTTGATTACCGTGAAGTTAAGAGTACTCCTATATTTGCTAAATCGAAGCAATATAATGATGGAGAACAAGTATCTAATAGCTTCTTCTCAAAAGTAACAGCATCTGATTATAATAAAGATGTTCTTGGTGAAGGATTTACAGTAACATCAGAGATTTCAAATGGTGTTATTACTAAACTCAATTGGAATAGAAGAGATCTTGAGTTATACTTTAGATCAGGTATTTTATTAAATCCAACTGCTTACAATTATTATACACCACCTGTTATTAACATTATACCACTTGATGGTAAAGGTGGTGGTGCAAAAGCAGAAGTTTTAGTTCATGGTGGACAGATATTAGATATCGTTCTTGTTAATGGTGGTTCTGGGTATACTAAACCACCAAAAATAGTTATTGCTAGAGGATATGATATCATTAGAGTTAATGATACATTTGAGTCTTCTTTCGAGATAACATTAAATGGTAGTCCTGCAGATGCTGGTGCTACATTTGCTTTATCGGAAATTAATGTTTATAACAGACTTCCACTAGAGCATTATGTATCATTTGTTTCACCACAAATATCAACAATGGTATTGTTGCAGCGTCAAACTGTACCACAACCAAATATTACATTCAAATCACATACACAGTTTATTACAAAGATTATAACTCCTCCGTTGGCAGAACCAAAAGTAATGTCATCTACTGGTACATCACATCTTGGTAGTAAAATTGAAACTGCTCCTATTGGAGCTTCCTATGTATCATACGAACATCCTGTTACCAAGTATAATACTTCAGGTGTAGTTGATATGCTTGAACAACCCGTAAATAATCCAACAATCTATAGTCAAGGTAAGTTAGGTGGAACAGTTGCTTCATTTATGGAGTATCTGTTTATCGATAATGGAGCATTTAATGTTTCTGGTATCAATATAGAACAATTCACTGCTTTTTATCCTTTCCTTGCTATTAATCAAAATCCTGGCAACTGGATGGAGAACTATACTATCGATTATAGTTCTATAACGTCTAATGGTGTGCTATTCAACCCAGGTGTTCCTTCTATACATAATAAGGCAGGATATTTAGATTCCAATTTTGATATTGGTGATACACATATGTTTATCACTGGTAGCACTACACACTTCCCATCATCTGGTAAATTATTAGTTGGTAGAGAAGTTATTGAGTATTCTGGAACTGTAAATAATGACCGTTTCACCATTTCTGCGAGAGGTGTTGACGGAACTACCCAAGAGAATCATACTGGAGGTCAATACTTCAGAACTCTAGGTAGATATAACTGACGCAGTATAAATATAAATAAGACAGAAAAGTTAACCCCGTATCTAGTTTTTTTCAATGGCTGCTATAATCTCCGAAAAGTTTAGAATTTTTAATGCGAAGCAGTTCCTAGAGTCTCTTACTGAAGGTTCTACGGACACATCTGCAGATAGAACAAGGATGTATTTCTTTGTTGGACGACCCCAGGCATGGGATTCCTATTTGGAACTCTATGCTCAAAGTGGTGGATCGTTTACCGCAGGTCAATCTGTGTATGTTGGTGCTGACTACGCTAATGCTACATTTAAAGGAACCATCTCAAAAGTACTACCGAATAGTTTGCTTTTGACATCTATTGGTCCTTTACCAACTGCTACACCAACGTTAGGATCAACTCTGAAAGGATATGATGGTTCTGCTGATACGGGGGTAACCGCAGAATCTGGGGTATATCGTTATTCTAGAGAGGATGTTCCTCCTGTTCCTCTAGATAACCAAACGGAGAAATTCGGTATCTATGATGATATTATTGCAGCAAAGAGAATTACATCTTCATATGCTAGATCGGTAATTAGGAGATATAACTGGGATCAAACTGCTAATCCAAAGTTTGATATGTGGAAACCCAACTATTCATCCACACCTGCTGGTGGTGGACAAGTTGGTATTTCAACTGCTACGGGTGCATCTGCAATTGCAAATGCAAAACTTTATATCATGAATCAAAATTATGAAGTCTTTAAGTGTCTTTATAACGGAGAAAGTCCTGCCAATCCTGATGGTGTTGCTGTTCAGCATGAACCTTCAACTACTCCATCTGCTGGTTTAGGAACATATAATAACACTACTAGGAACTTTACTGCTCCTGATGATTCATATGTTTGGAAGTATATGTATACTATTCCTACAGATGATGTATTGAATTTCTTGTCTACAGATTTTATGCCTATCGCTGCTGCAGGAGAAACAACACGAGTTGCAACTGAAACTGCTGCTGTTGATGGTGCTGTTGAATGTGCTCTTGTTAAGGAAGCAGGTTCTACTCTAGGTCCTAACAATGGTACATATTATGCACCTGTACTTGGAGATGGAAGTGGTGCTATTGTTAATATCACTATTACTGGTGGCGAGATTGAAGCAGTTTCTATGCATTCTGTTGGTAGTGGATACACATACGGTAATGTTCTTATCGAAACAGGTATTCAAGCAAATGGAACTGGTGTTTTTACAGATAGTTCATTGCAGACTCCTGCTACAATTACATCAAGCAATGCTGCTGTTGAAGCAGTTATTTCACCCCAAGGTGGACATGGTTCTGATTTAGAAGTAGAACTAAACGCAAAGCGTGTAATGACAAATATTCGCTTGACATTCATTGAGAATGCTGGTGATTTCCCTGTTGATAACGATTTCCGTCGTATTGGTATTATTAAGGATCCTCTAGTACCTGGTGGTGCATATGCAACTGCTGATACTCTCAACGGATTGTATGCGGTTAAGATTTCTTCTGCTACAGGAGATTTCATTCCTGACGAGACCATCACACAGACGGTCACAGGAGGCACTGCAAAGGGTCAAGTTGTTTCATGGACGCTAGACGCTGGAAGTCCGTCTCCAACCCCTGGAACCCCTGGTAGCGGCGTTCTGAAGTACTTCCAAGCACCATCACTTCATGCTGATAGTGGTGTTGTAAGAGCATTTGAATCTGATGCTGGAAATACTATCAGTGGTGACCAATCAGCTTCTCCTGGCACAGTTGATGTTGGATTGGCAGATGGTACACAACTATCTGGTGCAATATTTACTGATGGTTTGTCAGATCCAGAAGTCCAAAACAATAGTGGGGACCTTATATACATTGAAAACAGAAGACTAATTACTAGAGCCGCTGATCAAATCGAGGATATCAAATTAGTCATCGAATTCTGATTTTTGTCAACTTAAACCAGACGGTAGAATAATACAATGCCACAGAAGACTAATATTAAAGCAGCTCCTTATTTCGACGATTACGATTCAAGTAAAGATTTTTATAAAGTACTGTTTAGACCATCTTATCCTATTCAGGGTAGGGAATTAAACACTTTACAATCTATACTTCAGAATCAGGTAGAGAGCTATGGTAAGTATCGCTTTAAACAAGGAGATTTAGTTGTTCCTGGTGAAGTAGGTCTTAACAAGAAATTAGATTTTGTAAAACTATCATCAGTTTCAGAAGTTGCTGTTAATGTTGGTGGTGAGATAATTTATCAAAAATATGATATTAGTGGTTTAGTTGGGCAAAAAGTTAATGGATTATCTTCTGGTGTTATTGCTATAGTACTAGATATTGCTAAATCCACAGAAAATAATAACGATACATTATATGTAAAGTACTTAACTGCTGGTACATCAGGTGATGAAGAAACATTTAGACAAGGTGAAACATTAGAAGTAGTAGATGGTGTCAATTCACCTTTACTTGTTGTTGGAACAGATGGTAGTGTTCTACCTACTAATGTTGCTGTAACTGATCCAGATACTGGTACTGTTACATTCCAAGAAAGCGGTGCAATGGGATATGCCGCTGCAGTAAAAGTAGAAGAAGGAGTTTATTTTGTTAATGGATTCTTTGTTAGAAATAATCCTGCTTTAATTGTTGTAGATGGATATAATAATGTTCCATCTGTTAAAGTTGGTTTTAAAGTAAGTGAATCTCTTGTAGCACCAGAAGAAGATCCTACTCTTTATGATAATTCTTTTGGAGCTTCAAACTATGCTGCTCCTGGAGCACATAGGTTAAAAGTTGATCTTGAAGTAATTAAGTATGGTTATGACGAGACTCCAGATAAGAATTTCATTCAACTGCTTACTATTAAGAACGGCGTAATTCAGCGTCAAATTAAGCAAGCAGATTATTCATTATTAGAAAAGACTCTTGCTAGAAGAACATACGACGAGTCTGGTGATTACGTTGTAGAGAATTTTGATATCGATGTACGGGAATACTATCAAAGAGATGGTAATCTTGGTGTGTATTCATTAGGATCTGATGAAACTGTTAATGGTTTATCAGTTACAGATGCTAGTGAAAAGATTGTTACATCAATTGGTCCTGGTAAAGCATATGTTCGTGGATTTGAAATTGTAAACAAAGAGACAAAGTATCTCGAAATTGATAAAGCAAGAAGTACTCTTACTAGAGATAACGTTACTATTAATGCTGCTAAACTAGCTAGTTTTACTATTAGTAATTTGTATAACACATTACCATTGAATGCATATGGTAGTGATCTTACTGCGTATCCAACTATCTATTTGAATTCTGTATATAATGATGGTGTTATTGGTGCTAATAATACAGAATTATCTACTGATTACATACAGACTATCAATAGAAGAGGATTAGGTTTTGATAAGAATTATGCTATCAAAACAATTTACATGACTAGTACTGTTCTAGCTACAGTTGACGAGTCTAGTATTTTACCTAATACACCTAATGATAAAACTGATCTTAAAACGCTTTGGTTTATAACATCAAGAGCAGTTGGTGGTGGTGTAGGTGATGTAGCAAGTGTTTCTACACTTTCATATGCAAAAGTAAAGAGACCAGAACTTGGATCTGGTGATTTCTTACAATTAACAATTTATGGTCAGAAGAATTATCTTGATGATCTTATGATCGAGTATGATGATAATATTTCGACCAAAAGGAGACTTATATATCTCACAGAAGCAGATGCTAATGCAGAAACAGATGGTGGTGGAAATCCTTTAGATATAGGATGGATTTCTGATTATAGTGAGAGTATAATTCCTGTTATTGGTTTAGCAAAACCAAAAGATTTTTCTTTAATTGAAAGACCAGAAGGATTCAATCAAGATACTGATGTTGTTCTTTCTAAAGGAAGGACATCTGGAGGATCTACACCCTATAGTGGATTATTTTCACTATCATATTTTAATCCAGTCTTTTTCACAAAACTTACTGTTGATTCTGCTATACCTGCTGAATTTAGACCAGGAAAATATATTACTGGAAATGTAAGTGGAGCATATGGTGTTATTGAGGGTGATAGCAATGGATTCCTTTCTACTGGTAAGAGTCTTTTTGTAAAAACGTTGTATGGTCAATTTGTATCTGGAGAAACCATTGTTAACGAGGAAGGTGGTCTTTTACGTATAGCAAAAGAAAACACTATATCTCATTTCATTGTAACATCACCAGGAGTTGGATATTCTTCTGATGGAAGTGCCAAAGTTAATGTTAATGGTGTTATATACGAGTCCACAGATATTGAGTGTGGTAATCTTGGTGGTTTGTTATTTAAATTAGAGATTAAGAACAGAGATGCAGTAAGTATTGAATACTCTGCTCCACCAACTGTTACTGTTATTGCTAACACATCATCATCAGAAGCAGTTGTTACACCAGTATTGTATAGAGATACTGTAAAGACATACTCTGCTGAAAATGTCAAGTCTTTGTATGCTACTTTTGGTGATAGTAAGAAATTTAGTGCAGATATAGAAACTACTAGTACAGATCATTCTGTTACAACACCTGTAACAGAGTTTACATTCTCTGGTTCTCAAGGATATCGATATATTGAATGTAATGGTTTTGGTATTAATGCATCTGAATATGTTTCTCAAGGAGATATAATCCAGTTTAATGATTCTACTGGTCGTATTAATAAATTTGTAGTTGAGAAAACAACATTAGCACAAGGTACTAATAAATCTAGAATTTATCTTAACGGTGCATTACCTGATGATATGACAGCAGAATCTGTTGTTAGATTACGTGCTGCTTTAAGTGATACAACTATATCTTCTCTTCTGTATCCTACAGGAAGTAAAGAGGTTGGTAGTCTTGTTAAGAATTCTGAAGATAGTGAAATCAAGTACTATATTAGAAGAGATTTTGTTGTAGAAGGTAGTTCAACTGGAGGAACTATTACCTTTGTTGCTCAACTTGGTTTTGGTACACAAAGATTTGCAACATATAATGAAAAAGATTTCCTTGTTACCATATTAGATAAAGGTGGTTCTACTGCTGTTGATGATGGAGATATAGTTTACATTTCTCCTGATTTTGTAGAGACACAGAATGTTGCTGATGAGACTTCTGGATTATCATCAGGAAGTTTAACGATAACATTACCAGATAACTATTTTGGTACGAACGTATCCAATTTCCCCAAATTAAAGCTTACTGCTACTTTAGAAGTAACAAAAGCGAGACCTAAAGTAAAGACTGCTAGAAAGAATAAGAGAATTAAAATCACTGCTGGTGGTGATAGGGTAGTTCCTATTAGAGGTATTGATTATGATAGTGATAATACAGAATCGTATACATTCTCTGATGTATTCAAAGTTAGATACATCTACGAAGGAACTTCTACAACTGCTCCTACTGTAGATATTAATGGTAATTTAGTTGTAGGAACTGATGTTACACATAGGTTCTCGTTTGATGATGGACAACGAGATACTCTATATGATGTTTCTAGATTAGTTTTAAAACCAGGATTTGATGCACCTACAGGTATTCTTGTAGTAGCATTCGATTATTTTGAGCATTCACAAGGTGATTTCTGTACTGTTGACTCTTATGTTCATGAAGATGGTGTGATTGCTGATGATGTTCCTAACTTTAACTCATCAGTTCATGGTATTGTGAATTTGAGGAATGTTGTTGATTTCCGTCCTAAAGTAGATCAGAATGCTATTATTACTGGTTTCCAGGACACTTCTTTACTATCACAGTCAGAATATATTAACTTCACAGGTGCTGGTGGTTCTGTTGCTAGTACTCCTGCATCTAGTACATCATTACCATACACAATATCCTTTAGCGAGAAGCAATATCTAGATAGGATTGATGGTGTATTTTTAAATCAGAAAGGTGAGTTTGTAATTAAGAGTGGTAACTCTTCATTGAATCCAACCAAACCAGAAATTATTGAAGATGGTATTGCTTTATACTATCTCTTTGTTCCTGCTTTTACTAGAACAAGTAAAGATATACGAATTCTTCCTATCGATAATAGACGCTTCACAATGCGTGATATTGGTAAGTTGGAGAAACGTGTTGAAAGACTAGAGTATTACACTACATTAAGTATACTAGAGCAACAAGCACTTAACATGCAAGTTAAGGATGCTTTGGGTATTGATAGAATAAAGAGTGGATTTATAGTTGATAATTTTGAGTCACATGGCATAGGTAATCTTCAATCTAGTGACTATACTTGTTCTGTTGATTCACAACAGTCTGTTTTACGTCCACAAGTAAAAGAAGATAACTTCAAATTAAAAGAAGTTTATACAAAGGATTATCAGAGAAATATTGCTGGGTATGTCAATAACAATGATGTTATTACATTACCATATACAGACATTCCTTATGCATCAAATACATTTGCAACTAAAGTCATTAACCCAAATCCTTTTGTTGTAATACAGTATGTTGGAGATGCATCCATATCACCTAACGTTGATCAATGGTATGATACCACTGTCGCTCCACTTGTAACAGATAATAACACAGGTTTATATTCTATTTTCTTGGCGAAAGATGTTAAACAAAGTTTCTCAAGTATTTACAATTCATTTGTGATTAATTGGGTTGGTGTTAATAATGCTTTCTATAATATTAATTCCCTGTCAGAAACTAATTCTACATCTTCATTAGCATCTGTTGGAAATGCATCTGTATCAAGTTCTTCTAATGTTAGTCCACAGAATAATGAGATTGCTAAAGGTGTTGGATATAAAAATATAAATGGATCTACTATTTCAGATTCATTAAGATTCTTTGCGAGATCTATTCCTGTTAGATATGTTCTTAAGAGACTAAAACCAAAGACACAAGTACATGTCTTTATGGAAGGTAGGAATATTTCTAGATGGGTTAATCCAGATTCTAGATTTACTGGTGTTGCTGGTAATTCATTAACATCCTTTAATACATCTATTGTTACCGATGAGTATGGTAATGCTAGTGGTCTTATTTTAGTTCCTGCTGGTTATGCTCCTAAAGAAGGTACAACATGGAGTGATGATATTAATACAGTACAGTATGATACTACTTCAGAAGAAATTAGGTTCTCTACAGGTATTAAGACAATAAGATTTACCTCTAGTTCTACAGATACTGATAAGAATGCTGTGGATACTTATGCTGAAGTTAAATTCTATGCAACTGGTATTCTACCAGAAAACCCTGCTTCTATTATTTCAACTGCACCAGCATTCTTTAAAGCAAATGAAGGTGTACAGTTAATAGATGTTAATACAGAAAACACTGCTAGACCTAACCCACTTGCACAAACATTTAAGGTTGAGAATTTCTCTGGTGGTATGTTTGCTACTGGTTTAGATCTATTCTTCTCGAAGAAGAGTTCTTCTATTCCTTTACGTGTTTATTTGAGTAATCTTGACTCTGAAAAACCAGGTAAATATATTGTTCCAGGATCTGAAGTTACATTGTATCCTGATACTTTCTTGAAAGTATATTCTTCTGGAAATATCACACTGAAGGTTGGAGAATATGTAACAGGTAATAGATCACTTGCTTCAGGTCCTCTTGCTAGGATCTTTGATAGGAATAACTTTGAAGTTCTTCCTACAAGTAATGGTGAAATTTCAATTACTAATCAGCAAGTATATACATTTGTTTTAAGTAATCATAATGGAAGTGCTTTCTTTGCTGCTGAAGATTTAACATTAAGTTCTGTTACTCAATACAATAATGCTAATAATGCAACTATTGGTTTAAAAATTGCCAAAGACTCTGGTAGTGTTTCATCACTGAAAGTTACTAATATTGGATCTGGGTATGAAGGAGCAACTATTACTATAGAGAGTCCTCAATTACCTGGAGGTAGTAATGCAACTGGAATTGCGAAAGTTTCAAATGGTGAATTATATCTAGCAGATGTTTCTATATCTGGTAGAGGATATACTGAAGCACCATCTGTAGTGGTTAGAGGTTCTGGTGCTGCTGCTACTGGTGCTGTAATTGAATCTGATATCATTATTGACGAACCAGCAGTTAGAATGGGTATTGCTATTGATAGGGATGATGCTATCAATTCAACAGTTCCAACAAGATTTAATTTTGATTATCCTGTTTACTTGCAGGATAATGCAGAGTATGCTTTAAATATTGAATGTGATAGTACAGAATATGAATTGTGGGCATCAAGATTGGGAGAAACTGATATCTCTTCTGGTTTAGTTGTTAACACACAACCTCTATTGGGATCTGTATTTAAATCACAAAACGTTGATAACTGGACAGAAGATTTGTTTGAAGATATTAAGTTTACTCTTTATAGAGCAGAATTTGATATTACAAGACCTGCAGAACTTCTTATAAAGAATGAGGATCTTGGATACGAGAAATTGGATGTTAATCCAGCAGAAACATATGCTTTAGCAAATAGTACTGCTACATCTAATCTATTTAAAAACAATAGTTCGATTGTAAAGATTCATCATCGTGATAATGGATTTGAAACTTCTGGTAAATCTAAAGTTTATTTCCGTGGAGTAGATGATTTTGCTGGATATGATCAAAGTACTATAGAAAATACTTTGTTTACTGTTAATAATTCTGGAATTGATAACTATACTATTATCGGACCTACTAGGGCATCTTCTACAGGTTATGGTGGAGGAAGTACAATGCTTGCTTCATATAATAGGAAGTATGAAAAACTTTATACTCAAGTACCATATTTACAGACATCAGATACAAAGATTGAGAGTTGGATACAAACTACAAATGTTGTTCCTGTAGACTCCTCAACAAAGAATTATACTTCATATTCTGTTTCTCCAATGGAGACAACATTCTTAAATGAAGAGCATTATTTCTTGAATCAGAAGATTATTGCTTCTGATATTAATGAAATTGATAATAGTATAAATCATTCACTGTTATATAAGATTAATCTTTCATCAACTTCTTCACACTTGTCACCATTGGTTGACATGAGATCTGCTTCTGTTAAGACTTCTTCTAATAGAATAGAAAACTCTACTGGTAAAGAAGATCGTTTCGGAAAGAGATATCAGGAACTTAAATTACACCCAGTCTATAAGTTTACTGTTACAGGTAATAGTGCTGATGTTGAATTAGGACAAAATGTTACTGGTCTTTCTTCTGGAGCATCATCTGAAGTCTTGCGTGTAGTTAGTAATGATATCTATGTTAAAGTTAAGAATTCTCTTAAATTTAGTGTAGGAGAGGAATTGAGATTCAGTGTACAAGGTCCTTTAGAAACTCCTGCGGGAGAAGACTTTGCTAGTGATACAGTTACAATTGCCACTAGTGGTATATTTGAAGTTGTTCCTAATTTTGTAGTTGGTAATACTGTTACTGCTTTAAATCCAACAAATTTATCAGAAAAATATGATAACAAGATTAGTGGTAAGGTAGTTCTATGGGATTCTAAAACCAAGACACTTACATTAGAGAATGATAAGCAACCAACAAATAATGATTACAGTAGTGCTATAACAATTGGAAGTCTTTTTGCTAGAGAAGTAGTAACTGGAGATCAAGTTTCTGATATTATCAGACAAGGTGATCTTATTGATTTTGAGGGTCAGGCATTAGAAACAGGCAAGTATGCAGAAGTTAAATCAATGACATTATCTAATGGTGTTGATTATGTACCAGAATATGGTGCAAAGAATACTTCAGGTATTTCAAAATATCTTACCAAGGAAATCTTTATTGATAATGCTGGAACTTCACTTAATCTCTACTTAACTGTTAATGTTAAAGATATTAGTGATGTTAGGGTTTTATATAAGATTAAGAAAGCAGCATCACAAGAGAATTTTGATGATATTAATTGGGAGTACTTTAATGCTGATGGATCTCCTGATAAGAAAGATACTATTGCTACTCCAGAGAATAGTATTTCTGGACAATATGAGAAGCAATCTTCTTATCAAGAATTGAGATATACTAAATCTGATATGTCAGATTTCTCCTCGTTTGCTATTAAAGTTGTTATGAGAACATCTGATCCTTCATATGTTCCTAAAATACAGGACTTGAGAGCAGTTGCTTCTTATTAATATGCAGTACCTAAAAGTAGAAGGTCATGAAAATTTTGTAAGGGATACTAATACAGGTGCTATTATTAATACTTCCCCTAAAGTAAATAAATCCTTTTCAGGTGAGTTCCAAAATGCCTTGAAAGAACTAAATACTTTGAAGGAAGAAATGTCCGAAATTAAGTCCCTCCTTAAGCAGATAGTCAAATGACCCAAAGAATTGTAAACAAAGATTTTTCTTTAGAAGATCAAAGGCAGGAGATTAATGAAATTGCTTCTGATATAGCAGCGTTTTACGATAATGATGCTGATGCTATCTCGATCACTGGTGATTTAACTGTTGCTGGTACAGTTATAGGTGATTTATCGATTACAGGAGGTGGAACTTTTGGTACTGGTAATGATCAAGTCATAATAGGAAATGCTGGTGATGTATGGGTAGAAAATGCTCTTTATGTTGGAGATCAGTCTTCGCCAAATATAAGTTTATATGAAAATGGTAGTGCTACTTTTGCAAATAATGTTACTATTTCGAGTTTAACTGATGGTAGAGTTGTTCTTGCTGGTGCAGGTGGTCTTCTTGAAGATACTGCTAAAATTACATGGGTTGATGACGGAATTAACACGGCTGTATTAACAGTTGATGGCACTGTTGATATTACAGGTGAATATCAAATTGATGGTGTTATTACTGGTACAGGTGGTGCTAATATTTCAGGAGGAGAAACTGAATTAGCGTCTCTTACTGTTTCAGATTTAACAGAAGGAAGAATACCTGTTGTTGGTACTGCAGGTGCTATTGAAGATACTGCTAATTTAATATACACTAATAATGCATTAGGTGTAATTGGTGATGTTAGTGTAACTGCTGATATAAACACTAGTGCTGGTAATTTTCAGGTTAATGGTGTAAATATAGGAATACAACATCTTGGTGATGTTGATCTTGCTGGTAATGCATCAGGGAAATATCTAGGATGGAGTGGAACACAATGGGTTCCTACTGATGCTATTACATCAGAATCAGATCCAGTATTCAGTGCATCTGATGCTGCTGGAATCAATTCTGGAAATATTGCAAATTGGAATGATGCACATGGTTGGGGTGATCATTCTCTCGTAGGATATTTAACTTCTGAAACAGATACATTTGCTACAGTTACTGCTAGAGGATTAACTGGTGGTGTTGCTGTTACATCAGCAGATGTTCAGGTAGGTGATCTTACAGTTACAGGATCATTAACGTATAATCAAGCAATTTCAAATACTACTGCTTCATTAGAAGTTTCTAATAATCAGATTGTATTGAATGCTGGTGTTGGTAAGTTTACTGGTGATGTAACAGCAAATGATAATTTAATTAGTAATATGAATAGCACCACTGGTATTGTGGTAGGTGCTTCTGTAACAATATCTGATAATGCACAAGGTATAACTCTCGGTACTGCAACAGTAGATACGGTTACTCCTGCTCAAAATCAGATTAGAACGAGTATCAATTTTGGACCAAATGTTGGTCCTATTGGTCCTGGAGAAATTTCTATAACAACTGCTGGAACAGGATATACGCTTACAGATTTAAATCTTCCTGTTACAGGTGGTACTGGTCAAAATGCTACTTTTGATGTTCTTGCAATTGGTGCATCAGGTGAAATTACAAGTATTGATGTTGCTGTTGCTGGAGATGGTGGTACTGGATATACTATCGGTGATGTTCTTACACTTCAAGGTGGTAATGCTGATGCAACTATAACAGTTACTGGAATATCACCAGATTTATCTGTTACTGGTGTTGAATTTACTATACCAATAGAACCTAGTTTAAATGCACTTGTTGTTGCAGAACGATCAGCACAAGATGATACTGTAATAAGATGGAATGAGACAACTGATACGTGGCAATACACTAATGATGGAACTAATTATGATACAATAACAACATATACTTTATCTGGACAAGTTAATACTACTAATCAGGTAATCCTTACTCTTACTGATGCTCAATCAACTACTAGTACAGTTGAACTAGTAGGTACTGCTGATGTAACTATTACATGGAGTTCTGGTAATAATAGAGCATCATTTGCTTTAGCAGATCTTGCAAACTCTCCTGCAGGATCATATACTAATGCAGATATTACTGTAGATGCTAAAGGAAGAATTACTGCTGCAGCAAATGGAACTGCTGGTGGTGGAGGTGGTGGAGGTGCTACTGTAACCACAGATGATAATGCTCCAGGTTCTGCTACTGATGGAGATTTGTGGTGGAAGTCTGATGAAGGTAGATTAAAGATTTTCTATGATGATGGACAGGGTACTCCTTCTGGACAATGGGTTGATGCTTCACCACCATTAGCAGATGGTGTAGTAACTGCAGCATCAGTAAGTGATGGTACTACATCTTTAACACCTACTACAAGTCAATGGGGTAACAGTATCCTTGAGTTTACTGGACATATATTACCTTCAGCACATGAATCATATGACATAGGTTCAGCAGATAAGAAAGTAAGACACCTTTTCTTATCAGATAATTCACTTTGGATTGGAGATGATCATAAAGTTTCCACTGAAGGTGGAAAGATGAAGTTTAAGAAGCGTAAGAAATCTGTAATTCCTAAAGCTATTGCAGATGAAGGTGGTGATGAACCAGGTCTTCTGAATCATTCAGGTGCTGCTTCTTTGAATGAGGTAACTATACCCTTTGCACTTGCTTATTTGAGGTCTTTAAATCCAAATAAGACTGGTGTTTCAGATCTATACCCACCTGAAGGTAGTGGTGGATATACTGATGAAGATTATGATGAAATTATAAATCAAACCTCCCCAGGTAAACTCCCAGCACCTGTAGTATCTAGTGCTGCTGTATTACCTATTCCTTTGTTTGCAGGAAAATCATTTGTTTTAGATCAACCTTCGGATGACATTACATTAAACATAACTGGTGCTGCACCAACAGAAGGTAATAATATAGAGTTTACAGTTTATGTTATGCAACCATCAGGAGTGGCAAGAACCATTACAACTATGACTATTGATGGAGTACCAGTTAATAGTATAAGAACGGCTATAGGAGGACCACCAACAACGGACGTTTTGAATCTCTTTGAAGTTAAATGTTTATTTCTTAATGGCGAATGGAAGGCTATTATACAGGTAATATAAAAAATGGCAATTAATTTTCCAGATACTCCTAGTATTAATGATACCACTACTAATAATGGTATTACATGGAAATGGGATGGGACTACATGGGTAGCACAAGGTGTTACTTCAGGATATAACTTACCAAATGCTAGTGCATCTATACTAGGTGGTGTTAAAGTAGGTGGTGGTTTAACTATTGATGGTTCTGGTGTTTTATCTACTGGTACTTCGGGTAATTTATCAGTTGGTACAAGATCTGGTACTGATGTTAACGTCACAATTGGTGGAAGTACATTTAATGTTACTGGTCGTTCAGGTCCTATTTCCATATCGATATAATCTAAATAATAACGATGGAGTTATAACTAAAAATGGCAGATAGATTCCCATTAATTGCTAATTCAGCAACTAATAAAATAGAAGAGTTAGCAGCTAATGATAACCTTAATCTTGATGGTAATGATATTGTTAATGTAGAAAACATTACTATTGCTGGTTCTCTTACTGCTGGTGGTTTGTCATTCCCAACAACAAATGGAACAAGTGGAGAGCAGTTGACTAGTGATGGGGCTGGTAACGTAACATGGGCAGCAGCAGGTACTGGTGGAGGTAGTGGTAGCAGTACGTTTACTGGATTAACAGATACTCCTGCCAATATGAATGGTCAAGCAGGTAAGTATCTTAAAGTAAGTGCTGGTGCAAATGGTTTAGAATTTACTGATATTAATTATGCTGATCTGACTAATCAACCTTCGATACCTTCTGCGTATGGTGATTCTGATGTTGATACTCACCTAAATCAATCTAATCCTACCAGTGGTCATGTTCTTTCATGGAATGGTTCAGATTATGCATGGGTAGCACAGTCAGGTGGTGGAGGTGGTGGTGTAACTATTAATAATAATGCAGACAATAGACTTATAACTGGTTCAGCAACTGCTGGAACATTGAATGCTGAATCTAATATAACATTTGATGGAGATCATCTTAAGTTAGAGGACAACAAGAAGATAAAATTTGGTAGTAATAATATTGCTGATCTATATGGTTTTGATACTGGTGTTGATAGAGGATTAAAGCTTGAGATAGAAAGTGATGGTGACAGTAAGGCTTTTGCGTGGTATGTAATACAAGATTTAGGTACTACTAATGGTGGTTCAGAGGTCACTATGGCGTTACAAACCGATGGTACGTTATGTGATCGACATCAATATGTAAGATCATTGTCAGGGGATTTACTGCAACTCGCATATACAATTAATTCTAGAGAATATGTTGGTAGAGTTATTAGTACTAATTCAAATGTTACTGTTGAGCAAGGGACAGTGACTGGTATGCAATTGGGTGATGCAATAACCATTTATAATTATGGTGCTAGTCCAATATCTATCAACCAAGGATCTGGTGTTGCATTAATTCTTGCTGGAACAAATAGTGGTGGTACTAG